ATGGGCTACACCTTTTGCTTGGAATTATATGAGATCACGTTTAAGATCAGCAGACCCTGAGTTACCTCTTTGTATGAGGGCAACTACAAACCCCGGCGGCAGAGGCCATCACTGGGTTAAGAAAATGTTTATAGACCCCTCACCTGCAGGTAAGTCATTTATAGCTACAGACATTGAAACAGGTGAGCCATTAAAGTATCCTGCAGGACATGCTAAAGCAGGTAAGCCATTATTTAAACGCAGGTTTATTCCTGCAAGACTAAAAGACAATCCGTACCTGTCGCAACAGGGTGACTATGAAGCAATGCTTTTGTCACTACCAGAGCAACAACGTAGGCAATTACTAGACGGTGATTGGGACATTAAAGAAGGTGCAGCCTTCACTGAGTTTAATAGACACGATCATGTCATTGAGCCTTTTGAAATTCCTAATAACTGGGTTAAGTTTAGAGCTTGCGATTACGGTTACGGAAGTTACACAGGAGTCTTATGGTTTGCGGTTAGTCCTGATGAGCAGTTGGTAGTGTACAGAGAGTTGTATGTATCTAAAGTTCTTGCGGTAGACTTAGCAGACATGGTACTTGAGGCAGAGGCTGGTGATGGTAATATACGGTATGGCGTACTTGACTCGTCACTGTGGCATAAACGTGGTGACACTGGCCCTAGCCTAGCAGAACAAATGATTATGAGAGGCTGTCGCTGGCGTCCTTCAGATAGAAGTAAAGGTTCACGTGTAGCTGGTAAAAACGAAATACACAGGCGTTTACAGGTAGATGAGTTTACAGAGGAAGCACGTATGGTATTCTTTAATACCTGTACTGAAACTATTTCACAATTACCTGCTATACCACTGGATAAAAAGAATCCAGAAGATGTAGATACCCACTCGGAAGATCACTTGTATGACGCACTACGTTATGGTATAATGTCTAGGCCACGCTTTAGTATATTTGATTATGACAGTAGAGGTACACCTCAGAATAGTATGCCAATGGCAGACTCAACTTTTGGATATTAAGGAAATATAAATGGACGAAGATAATACATTCATTGAAGACGAATCAATAGTACTAGAAGATAGTGAACAGTCTTCTATAGACGATTATCAAACCAATAACATTATTCCTTATATTGAGGGACGCTTTAAACGTGCAGAAGATTATCGCAATCAAGATGAACAACGCTGGTTAGCTGCATATAGAAACTACCGTGGTATATACGGCCCTGATGTACAATTTACTGAAGCTGAAAAGTCAAGAGTTTTTATTAAGGTTACTAAAACTAAAACACTAGCTGCATATCAGCAGCTTGAGTCTATTATGTTTGCTAATAATAAGTTTCCTCTTACAGTAGACCCTACTGAATTACCAGAGGGCGTAGTGTCAGATGTAAACTTTGATCCTAAAGAACCAGAGCAAATTAAAGAGTCAGAAGAAAATGATCCTGTAACTCCATATGGATTTAAAGGTGACGGTAAGGAACTAGCTAAAGGTGCTACAAGTAAAACACTAGGCGAAATGCTTGGCTCCTTTACAGATAAACTACGTGGCGTAGATGGTTTAAAGAATGGCACAGGTATGACACCTACCGCTATTACATTTAGCCCAGCTATGGTAGCTGCAAAGAAAATGCAAAAGAAAATACAGGATCAGCTAGAAGAATCTAATGCAAGTAAACATTTGCGTAATACTGCATTTGAAATGGCATTGTTTGGCACTGGTGTTATGAAGGGTCCATTTGCTGTTGACAAAGAGTACCCTCATTGGAATGAAGAGGGTGAGTATAGCCCCACTATTAAAACAGTACCACAGGTATCTCATGTATCTGTGTGGAACTTTTATCCTGATCCAGATGCAAACAATATGGATGAAGCACAGTATGTAATTGAACGTCATAAAATGTCACGTACACAGTTACGTCAACTTAAGAAACGTCCTTTCTTTAGAGACAATGTAATTGATGAAGCAATACAACTTGGCGAGAATTATAATAAAGAATTTTGGGAAGATGATCTATCTGACTATGCACCTGAACATGGCGTAGAACGCTATGAGGTACTAGAGTACTGGGGCATGGTTGATGTAGATTTTTTAGAAGAACAGGGCGTAGACATTCCCTCTGAGCTTAGTGATGTAGATGAACTACAGGCTAATGTTTGGGTGTGTAATGGTAAACTACTACGTATGGTAATTAATCCATTTAAACCTGCCCGTATACCGTATCATGCTGCCCCGTATGAACTCAATCCCTATAGCTTCTTTGGTGTAGGTATCGCTGAAAACATGGACGATACTCAAACATTGATGAATGGTTTTATGCGTATGGCTGTAGATAATGCCGTACTGTCGGGTAACTTACTTATAGAGATTGATGAAACAAACCTAGTTCCCGGTCAAGACTTGTCATTGTATCCCGGCAAGGTCTTTAGGCGTCAAGGTGGCGCACCGGGACAGGCTATTTTTGGTACTAAGTTTCCTAATGTATCAGGAGAAAATCTGCAACTGTTTGATAAGGCACGTGTACTTGCAGATGAAAGTACTGGCTTTCCTAGCTTTGCTCATGGACAGACAGGTGTATCAGGTGTAGGTAGAACTGCATCAGGCATTAGTATGCTTATGGGCGCAGCACAGGGAAGTATTAAGTCTGTAGTTAAAAACATTGATGACTACTTACTACGTCCACTAGGTGAGGGTTTGTTTAGGTTTAACATGCAGTTTGACTTTGACCCTGACATTAAGGGTGACTTGGAAGTAAAGGCACGTGGTACTGAAAGTCTTATGGCTAATGAGGTACGTAGTCAACGTCTTACACAGTTTATGCAGATTGCAGCCGCACCGTCACTAGCACCCTTTACTAAGTTTGATTATATTATTCGGGAGATTGCAAAGTCTCTTGATCTTGACCCAGACAAAGTAACAAACAATATGAATGAAGCTGCACTGCAAGCAGAAATGATGAAGGGCTTTCAACAGGAACAGCCACAACCACCCCAAGGTGGACAACCACCAGTAGACGCATCTGGCGTTGGTGGTGCAACTATAGGTACAGGTGGAGTACCTGCGCCGGGACAACAAGGATTTACAGGAAATGAACAGCAACCTACTCAACAACCTCAAGCCGCTGGTGGTCAACCAGCAGGAATGGGACCAATTCAATAATTATGTTGAGGACTTAATTAAACAACAGCATCGCACTATGGAGCAAACAGACGAAAGTGTTATAGTTTATAGAGCGCAAGGCGCAATACATACATTACGCAGATTACTTTTACTTAGAGAAGAGGTACTACAGAATGGGTCTAATGGATAAACAGATGCAAGCATTTGCACTAGGTGGATTAAAAGACGAAGGTGGCGAGATTGATGAAGCATCAGGCAATCGTGTACCTATCGGTGGCACTAAAGAAGGTGTACGGGATGACATACCAGCTAATGTAAGTGAAGGTGAGTTTATTTTTCCTGCAGATGTAGTACGATATCATGGCCTAGATAAAATGATGGCATTACGACAAGAGGCTAAGATGGGCCTTAAACAAATGGAACGCATGGGACAGATGGGCAATAGTGAAGAGGCTACTATGCCTGATGACTTACCATTTGGTATGGCTGATCTTATTGTTGTAGGTGGTGAAGGTGAGCCTATGGAATTTGCAGAGGGTGGATTTGTACCACAAATGCAGACATTACAAACAGCACCTGTACCTACGATGGGTGGTGGTACATCTACTGGTACGCAGACACCTATTGTGTATGATGACTTTATGAAGACACCTGTAGTAACTATGCAGGAATATCGTGACGCTAATGGTAACTCTATTATTATTACATCTGTAAATGGAGTAGCTACTACTGAAATACCTGCAGGGTATACACTGTACACACCACCTGCTAACACAGCACCTACAACTACACAGGCAGCTATTCAGACTGTTAATAGACGTAGCTATAGACCTACTACTGGTGATAATGAAGGCCCAGAGCCACAGCCAGATCAACCAGCACCTGACTATAGAAATATGAATGACGATGAGTTTTTTAGTTATATGGCAGAACAAAATGGCTTTGGTGCTAAAGCAGGTAATGCTGCAGGTTTAGCTATTGCTACTATGGTAGGTGGCCCTGTTGGTTTATTAGTTGGTGCTTTAATGCGTAACAATAAAAATAATCAAATGGCTAATATGAAAAGCCGCATAGATAATATGCCTAATGGCCCAGCTAAAACTAATGCACTAGCACTTTATAAAGAATATGGTGGTGAAACAGACCCTAAGAAAAAAGAAGGACTGTTTGCTAACATAACAAATTTTGTTACAGGTCTTGTTACTCCTGTTGCTAATGCACTTGGCATTAATCAAGAGGATGCTGCAAAGGTTGCACAGAATGCTGCAGTGACAGAGGTAAGTGGTACTAAACCTGCTACTGCTGCTGCACCTACAACAAGTCTTAAACCTATATTACGGCCTGATGTTAGTGTTACTGCACCTGTTACTCAAACAGGACCACAAGGTACAGCTATTGGTACATTTACTAATCAAGACCCTAGACAACCTACTGCATTTCCCGGTATGGGAGCTAGAGTAGCAGCAGGTAATATACAAACACCTACTTCTACAAAAGATAAATCTCTTACTTCAAAAAAACCAGTTCCTTTAACGTCACCTCTTAGGGCAGGACCACCTCAAACTGCTTTATCTCCAATACGTTCTGCATCTGAAACGGGGCCATCTTCTATTAATTCAATGATTGGTACAGGTGACTACCTTACTAGTCAAGAAGCATTAAAACCTAATGTACGTCCTGAACGCACTGGACCTGACTTTGACGCCCCTGAATTTAATAAAAATTTAATAGGGTATGATGAAGCGGGTATAAATGTACAACCTCCACAACCTACAGAAGCAGAACAAAACTTAGCAAAATTTCAAAGGGATCAAGAATTTAAAAAAAGATACACG